AGTTTACTTCTCAAGGATATCAAAAGAATATGGTATTCAATCTGTATGGTGTCAATGTTCTTGACTATCTAGAACTATATCGTAAACATACATTCGTAAATCAAGAATCATACAGACTAGACCACATTGCAAATGTCGAACTCGGTAAAGGGAAACTCGACTATTCAGAGTATGGAAATCTACATACCCTTTACCGACAAGACTATGCAAAGTTCCTTGAGTATAATGTCCAAGATGCTGTACTGGTCGAAGAACTAGAAGAGAAACTTGGGTTGATTGAACTGGTGCAAGCCATGAGTTACAATGCAAAGTGTAACTACAATGATACTTTCGGCATGGTGAAGTATTGGGAAACTATCATCTACAACTTCCTCAAAGAACAGGGAATACAAACACCACCACAAAAACTAAAGACTGGTAATGACAAGATGAAACCTATCATAGGTGCATATGTCAAAGAACCATTAGTAGGTGGTCACAATTGGGTTGTGTCATTTGACTTGAACTCACTGTATCCACATATCATCATGCAGTACAACATCAGTCCTGAGAAGATGGTGAAGGAATACAAAGAGGATGTATCGATTGATAGACTTCTGAACAAACAAGTTGATATCTCTTATCTAAAACAACAGAACAATACTGTATGTCCTAACGGGACAAAGTTCAAAAGAGACCGTCAAGGTTTTCTTCCTGAACTCATGGAAAAGTTCTATGATGAGAGAAAGGCTTGGAAGAAGAAGATGATTGAATATCAGATTGAACGAGAGTCTTGCAAAGATAGAAAACGAAGAAGAGAACTTGACACTCTCATCAAGAGAGCAAACAACAATCAGATGGTTCGTAAGATTGCATTGAACTCAGCTTACGGTGCATTGGCAAATCAGTATTTTGCATTCTTCTCTATTGATCTTGCAGAGGCAATCACTACATCAGGTCAGCTGATTATCCAGTGGTCAGAAAGAACTATCAATGAATTCATGAACAAGACCCTTGGAACTGAGGATGAAGACTTTGTGATTGCAATGGATACCGATTCCGTTTACATCACCATGGACAAACTGGTTCAGAAAGTTCTTCCCGAAGAAACAGACAAGGACAAGATTATTGACTTCTTGAACAAGTCCGAAGGGATGTTTGAAAAGATTCTTGCAGATGGATTTGATGAACTTGCAGAGTATACAAATGCATTTCAGAACAAGATGGAAATGGGGAGAGAGGTAATCGCTGACCGTGGTATTTGGACTGCAAAGAAAAGATACATTCTAAATGTCCACGACAACGAAGGTGTAAGACTTGCAGTACCGAAACTCAAGATGATGGGTATCGAGACTGCAAAGTCTTCCACACCACAATGGGTCAGAACAAAACTCACAGAAGCTTTCAAGGTTGTTATGAGTGGTACTGAACAAGACCTATGGGAGTTCGTAGAAACTGCACGAAAAGAGTTTCGTAATCTTCCCCCCGAAGAGGTTGCATTTCCTAGAGGTTGTAAAGGTCTAGTGCAATACTCATGTCCTACTAATATCTATTCAAAGGGTACACCGATTCATGTCCGTGGTTCTTTGTTGTACAATCATCAACTCAAAAAGAAGAACATCGACAGACGATATGAAATGATTAAGAATGGTGAGAAGATACATTTTAGTTATCTTACAACACCTAATCCTATCAATGAGAATGTCATATCATTCATGAATGTTTTACCAAGAGAGTTTGATTTGCACAGATTTATTGATTATGATATGCAGTTTGACAAAGCTTTCGTTGACCCATTGAAGGTTGTTATTAGTTTGATTGGTTGGAATGTAGAACCAGTTGCATCATTAGACAGTTTTTTCGGATGATAGTAAGAGAGGTAGATTACAGAGTTGCAACTTTATTTTTACAAAAGTGGCATTACTCTCCTATCATACCTAAACTTACTAAACATTGGTTAGGTTGTTATATTGATGATGAGTTGGTAGGTGTACTATCTCTAGGTTGGGGAACTAGACCCAAACATACCATACAAGTTTTATTCCCTGAGTTGACTTCAGCTGATTACTTTGAAATCGGTAAGATGGCGATGACTGATGACATGCCTAAAAATTCTGAGAGTCAAATGTTATCTCTAGCAATCAAATGGATTCGTCAACATTTAAGAATAAAATTTCTTTTTACATGGGCAGATGGTATTGTTGGTAAGGTTGGTTATGTGTATCAAGCTGCAAACTTCCTATATGGTGGGTATTCTGAAACCGATCTATATGTAACAGAGAATGGTGAGAAGGTTCACCCTAGAACAATGCAAGGACTTCTACCTAACAAAGATGGTAAGAAGTATGGTCATAGACCCAATTACGAACAGAGAATAGAATTAGGACTCAAGAGAGTTAAAGGTAAACAATATAAATACATATATCCTATAAACAAAAAGGATAGAAAATATTTACAGAACTCTACAGTCGACTGGACTTTGAATTATCCTAAACAAGATAACCTAGAATGGAAAGTTATGGAAGCTGGAGATAAAGAGTGGACTACAGTAAGTGAGATACCATTCATTTATAATAAAGACTTCCAAGAGTTCAATAAAAGAAATGTAAATAAGATAGAAGAAAAGTTCGGAAATGCAAGTTTAGACACCTTCTTCGGATAAATAGTATTATGGCATATAGTAAACAAGTAGTAGAAAGATTTGAATCAGTCCTGAATAATCCCCAAAAACATTCAGTTGGTAGGTTTGACCCTAAAGACCCTAATGTTGCAACGGGTATGACTGGAGCTCCTGCTTGTGGTGATGTCATGAAACTTGATTTAAAACTTGACATTGATGAAAGAATAGAAGATGTTAAGTTTAAGACTTATGGTTGTGGTAGTGCGATTGCATCATCCAGTTTATTTGTTGACATGTTGATTGGTAAAACTATCGAAGAAGCAAAACAAATAAAAGATAAAGATATTGCAGCGATACTAGACCTTCCGCCAATCAAGTTACACTGTTCAGTTTTAGCAGAGGACTGTATCAAAAAGGCAGTTGAACACTGGGAAGAAAAATCTGAACATAGGAAACATAATCAAAAATAAATATCATGTACGAATACAAAGTAAGTATCACTAAAGTTGTTGACGGCGACACAGTTGATGTCGATATCGATTTAGGCTTTGGAATGACTTACAAAAAACAAAGGGTGCGTCTGATGGGTATTGATACACCTGAATCAAGAACAAGAGATTTAGTAGAAAAATTATTCGGTAAAGCATCCAAGAAACATCTTAAAGAAATATTATCAAACGCTGAAATGTTAACCTTAGTGTCTCATGATAAAGGTAAGTTTGGTAGAATACTAGGTGAACTATATGTCTATGAGAATGTAGGACATCCACAATTTGAGGTGCATTATTCAGTCAATCAAAAGATGATTGATGACCATCATGCAGTTGATTATGCTGGTGGTAATAAAGAACAGATTCAAGAACAACATTTAAAACACAGACAATTACTAATAGAGAAAGGTGTCGTAACTCAGGAAGACATCGATAAGGTATCATGACAATAACTTTTATGGACATTTTTTATCTTGGTATGATATGTGTTATATTTGGGTTCATCATTCATTTGGAAGCTCAGGTTACAACTATCAAAACTATGATTGAGAGTTTCTTAGAAAAAAGAAACGGTAAGGCAATCAAAGACATTCCACATAAAAAGAAATAAAACCCCCTTGTAAAATCCGTCACTATATACTATAATGGTTATATCATTATGAGAGGTGTATATGTCATTTATTAAAGACTTAGTTAAAGCAACAGGAAACGAATACGCAGGTATCGTTTCTGATGGTGTTGCAGCTGGGGATGTAGACTCTTTTGTCGATACAGGGAGTTATGTCTTCAATTCATTATTGAGTGGTTCATTATATGGTGGACTACCTAAAAACAAAATCACTGCAATCGCAGGAGAATCAGCAACAGGTAAAACTTACTTTGCACTGGGAATGTGTAAACAGTTCCTAGAGGATAATCCCGAAGCTGCAGTAATCTATTTCGAATCCGAATCTGCAATCAGTAAAGATATGATTGAAGATAGAGGAATCGATTCAAACAGAATTGTTATCGTGCCTGTGGTAACTGTTCAACAATTTCGATTACAGGCAATTTCTATATTAGATAAGTATCTCGAAACACCCGAAGATAAGAGACCACCTATGTTATTGTGTCTTGATTCATTGGGTATGTTATCTACAACGAAAGAGATTGAGGACACTGCAGAGGGTAAAGAGACCCGTGACATGACTCGAGCTCAAGTAGTTAAAGGTGCATTCAGAGTATTGACTCTAAAACTGGGTAGGGCAGGTGTCCCTATGATAGTGACTAATCACACTTATGATGTGATAGGTTCCATGTTCCCACAAAAAGAAATGGGTGGTGGTAGTGGATTGAAGTATGCAGCTTCTTCTATTATTTACTTATCCAAGAAGAAGGAGAAAGATGGAACAGAAGTCATCGGTAACATCATTCATTGTAAGAATGCAAAGTCAAGACTTACAGTTGAAAACAGGATGGTCGATGTCAGACTAAACTATGAAACAGGTTTAGATAGATATTATGGTTTACTTGACCTTGCACTTGCAAGTGGTATCTTTAAGAAATCCTCTACGAGGGTTGAGTTACCAAATGGTAAAACTGAATTTGCAAAAACAATAAACAACAACCCTGAGAAATACTTTACAGATGATGTAATGGAAAGATTAGAGGTTGTAGTGAGAGATTATTTTAAATATGGAAACGAGAATAGAACAGACGATACTAAAGAATCTGATTCAGAATGAAGAGTTTACACGGAAGTGTATCCCATTTCTGAAGCCAGAGTATTTCACAGATACAGCTGAAAGAACAATCTATGAATTGACATATGATTATTTTCAGAAGTATACTAAACCACCTACAACAGAAGCACTTCTCATAAACCTTGACAATTCATCAAGTTACAACGAGAATACAGTCAAGGACGCAAAAACTATTGTAGGAAGTTTCGGTAGTGAAGATACACCACAGGATTGGTTAGTCGATGAGACTGAGCAGTGGTGCAAAGATAGAGCAATCTATATCGCAGTGATGGATTCAATCGAAGTGATTGATAAAAAATCACAACGATCTACTGGTGAAATACCTGAGCTTTTGAAGGATGCACTCTCCGTGTCCTTTGATACACATATTGGTCATGATGTATTAGAGGACGCAGAAGAACGATTTGAATTCTATAATACTGAGGAAGAGAAACTTCCTTTTGATCTAGAATACTTCAACAAGATTACTAAGGGTGGATTACCAAACAAGACTTTGAATATTTGTCTTGCTGGTACTGGTGTTGGTAAGTCATTGTTCATGTGTCATATGGGTTCTGCAGCTTTGATGATGGGTAAGAATGTATTGTACATAACTCTAGAAATGAGTGAAGAAAGGATTGCAGAAAGGATTGATGCAAATACTTTGAATGTACCTATGAAAGAACTTCCCGACTTGTCTAAAAAGATGTATGACAAGAAGATTGAAAAACTCAAGAACAAAACCAAAGGTAAACTAATTGTAAAAGAGTATCCAACTGCAGCTGCACATGCTGGACATTTCAGACATTTACTACAAGAGTTAGATATCAAGAAAGATTTTCAACCTGATATTATCTTTGTTGACTATCTAAACATTTGTGCATCACATAGAATCAGACCAGGCTCAGGTGCAAACTCTTACACACTGGTGAAGAGTATTGCAGAAGAACTTAGAGGTCTTGCAGTGGAGTATGATGTACCAATTATGAGTGCAACTCAAACAACAAGGTCAGGATTCGGTTCAACAGATATTGGACTCGAAGATACCTCAGAATCTTTTGGTCTTCCAGCTACAGCTGATATGATGTTTGCATTGATTACCAGTGATGAACTAGAAGAACTAGACCAGTTGGTTGTTAAACAGTTGAAGAACAGATACAATGACCCTACAATATTTAAGAGATTTGTAATTGGTGTTGATAGGTCAAGAATGAAACTATATGATTGTGAACAAGAAGCTCAAGAAGAGTTGATTGATTCTGCAGATGATTATGATGATAGTATACCAGTTGCAGATAGGGGTAGAGATAGGTATTCAGATTTCAAGATTTAAAACCCTATTGACCATAGTATAAATAATATGTTATACTATAAGATGCATTATGAGTAATACAACATTAAAATCAAATGAAGTGATAGACACTATCACCTATAAGATAGAACTCAAAAAATCCTTGAGGGAAGCTAAGAAATCAGGCAATTCAAAGCAGGCAGACCTCATTCAACTTAAAATTCAACAGTTAGAAGAAAAACTTCGTTCCTCACCATTGTCAAAAACCTAAATAGTTCAATAACTATTTTTTTAGGAGATAACCATGGCATGGGCAGATGATATTGCATTATTAGATTTAAGAATTGCACGACAACAACGATATGTCGATTGGTTAGAGGGTGTAAACAGTAATGTATTCGGCCCAAGGGGAGAGAATGCAGACTGGAGTAATCCAGCTCACACTGATGGTTGTGACCCCGATGATACTATGGGGGCAGCTAATCATAGATGGACTGGTACGGGTGGTGCAAACGCTTATTTTGCATGGTGGAGAAGTCAATATCCAAGTGTAGATGAATCAGAAACAGACCCAATTGCACTTGCAATTTATGAGCTTTGGAAGGATTGGAACAACAATTTATCTCAAGATATTGCAAACCAAGTAGATTACACTACAACTCTAAACAGTCACAAAACAACCATAACTGAACTTCAATCCAAGAAGGCAATTTTACAAGCAAAGATTGATAATGGTGACCTAGACGGGCCACAATAAAAAGGTTTAGATTATGGGTGCAAAGAATCTACATCTAGAGCATTTAGAGGACGAGATTATCAATCAAGGTATTGATGGTGGTCGTGGTGCAATAAACTTTTTACAAGGTCTTAGAGATATGTTGAAAGGTAATGCATCATCAGGTGTAAAGATGACTGTAAAATGGGATGGAGCACCAGCTATATTTTGTGGTAAACATCCTGAGACAGGTCAGTTCTTTGTTGCAAAGAAATCACTGTTCAATAAAGAACCACTCTTCTACACATCAGAACAAGAAATCAAAGATTCAGGTGATTTATCAGGTCAGTTAAAAGAAAAGTTTCTTACATCATTCAAATATCTTTCTAAACTATCTTGGAATACTATCATGCAAGGTGATCTAATGTACACCAATGATAAGAAGATGACTAAGATTGATGGAGAGTCATACATTACATTTCAACCAAACACAATTTTTTATGCAGTGCAAACAGACAGTGAGCTAGGTAAGAAAATAGCTAAGTCTAAAATGGGAATCGTTTTTCATACCACATATTCAGGTTCTAGTATAGAGGATTTATCAGCAAGTTTTGGTGCAAATATATCAAAGTTAGGTAGTAATTCAGATGTTTGGATTGATGATGCATCATACAAAGATGTCAGTGGTAAAGGTTCTATGACTGCAAAAGAAACTCTTGCATTGACTCAGGAGTTATCAAAGGTTGGTAAAGCATTCCATGGGATTAAGAGAAAGGACTTAGAAAAGTTTCAGGAGATACAAACTGCAATCGGTTCCAAAGGAGCTGGTGCAAGTTATAAAACATATTGTAATGCACTCATCAGGTCAGGAAAATACAAACCAACATATGATGGGTACATGAAACACTTTGAGAACTATTGGAGAGATAAGGTAGTTGGTAAAGTGAAAACAGAAAAGACAAAGGAAATCAAGAGAGATATTGGTGAACAACTATACAATGAAATGAGGTCTCTAAAAAAGTTTCTAACAAACCTAACATTTTTCATGGGACACCTAGTGATTGCAAAGCAAATGATTATAGATGTCCTAAATAGAGTTAAGAGTATAGGAACATTTAATAAAACTGCAAATGGCTTTGAGGTAGTAAACCCCGAAGGTTATGTTGCAATCGATAGAAAAGGAAGTGCAGTTAAACTCGTAGATAGAATGGAGTTTGCATACAACAACTTTACTGCACAAAAAAATTGGGACAAATGAAGACATTTAATAATTTCATATCAGAAGCCAAAGAGAAAAGTGCAACCTTTACATTTGGTCGTTTTAATCCACCTACTACAGGACATGAGAAACTTGTCAAAAAACTTCTGTCTGTTGGTCGTGGAACAGATGTATTATTGTTTTCCTCACACTCAAATGACAAGAGAAAGAACCCACTAAATCACAGAGACAAAGTAAAATATCTTAAGAAGTTCTTTGGAAAGATTGTAGTAGATGCAAATGTAAGAACTGTGTTTGAGATTTGTAACTTCTTACAAGAGAAGAAGTATGTAAACATAAACATGGTTGTAGGTTCAGACAGAGTAAAAGAGTTTGAAATGTTGATTACAAAATACAACGGAGTCAAAGCAAGACATGGTTTCTACAAATTCAAGAACATAAACATAATATCAGCTGGAGAAAGAGACCCCGATGCAGATGATGTATCAGGTATGTCTGCAAGTAAGATGAGAGAGTTTGCAGAGAAGGGCGACTTCGAAGGATTCAAAGATGGTGTACCATCAAAAGGTAAGAACCTTGCAAAGAAACTATACGATGACATTAGAAAAGGTATGGGTATCAATGAAGGGACTTTACCACAATACATGATAGAAGATTTAATTACAGAAGGTGTATATGACCCAGGCATCTTCAAAGCTGTGTTCCTTATGGGTGGGCCAGGCAGTGGTAAATCTGCAGTTGTAGATAAATTATCTCTCAAAGCTCTAGGTCTTAAGTTAGTAAACACAGACAAAGCATTTGAGAATGGTCTAAAGAAAGCAGGACTATCTCTAGATTTAAGAGGTGCAGACTTTGATAAGGTTGACCCGATTCGTGCAAAGGCAAAGAAGATAACTGGT